AGAGCCGGCGCCTTTCTGAAAGGCACAAAAAAGCCCGGCGATTGGCCGGGCTATTTATTGGGGCTTGTTTTCGGTCTGAGGGGGTTTTGCCTGGTCCCGAGCCTGCATCTCCAGCAAAAGCTTATATGTTGCATCGCTCTGTGCTTTTGCATCGATAATCAGCTTTTCTGTTACTTGTTGCCGCTGAAGGGTGGATTGCCCAGCGTCAAAAAAACCGGTCACCGAGCCTACGATTGTTGAATTGACACCCCAAATCCCAACAACCGTTGCCGCGGCAATAGCAAGTGTCGCCCAGCGTGCACTGCGGTTCGAGCTTTTCACCTCATCCAATTTTTTATCAAGTCGAACCTCAAATCCGTCAACGGTCTGAGTCATCAGCTTCACAGACGAACTCATCGTATCGAGTTTTGAATCGATGATCGCATCTCGATCCTCAAGACGTTTGTGCATTGCCTCAAATCGCTCGGTATAGAGCTTATCTCTTGCTTCCTGCTCCCGACGATACGATTCTGATCTCTTCTCCTCGGTTGACTCCATTCTGTCGATGCGTTTGTCCATCCGGCTTTCAATTGCGGATAAGGTCAGGCTCAATTCTTCGCGCGTGATGTCATTCATGAACAGAGTATCTCTCGCAGAAGAAGGACTGTCATCCGTAGAGTTCGTATCGCTCTGTGGCGGCGCGCGAAACATTGGAGTGATCTTTTCGAAATGGTCCCGTACGGCGTGCGGAGTTTCAAATTTACTCGGATTCATCGGGAGTCATCTCGTCCAACTCAAGCTGTTCAGGCTCTGGGTTTTCATCGACCCACCGCTTCACCACTTTTGCAATGTGCTGCCGAATAAATCCGCACTCATTGCAATATATACCAAGAGAATTGACGTACGTGGGATTGGGGCCGTCGCGCATTGGAGTAACCAATCGGTACGTCATTTCAGTATCACCGGATCCAATAACCGTCCAAGCTGCTGAATCGCATGCAGGGCACTTGGATTCAAAGCTTTTTGCTTCCAAAAAACGAATAAAATCGTCAACAGTGACTGCGTATTTGTGGCGTTTCACACCTTCGTTCGACATTAGAGCCTCATTAAATTAGCGCGTTAACGATGGGCGCATCACACAAGATGAGCATTCCAAACGAGCAACACCCGTGCCTGGATGTAGGTCTCGTCTGCCCTAATCGTCTGCGGCGGATGTCTATCGTTATCGGAAAGCATCTTGATCTGATCATCACCAATCCACTGAAGACGCTTTATGTACAGATGCCCCTCCCAAGAGAACATGTAGATCCCATCGCCGGCGAACTCTCGGACGCTGACATCGACTAGGAGCGGGTCGCGGTGCTTGATCGTGGGCGCCATCGACTGGCCCCAGCCGGTCACCATCTTGAGGTGGAAGTGCTCTTTGAACTCGACACCCATCTCGCGCAGGTGCTGGGGGCTGACGCGCACGTCCTGAAACATCTCGGGATAGTCGTGTGGGATCTGACCGCCACCCATTGCCGCGCGGACATCGTAATGCGCGATCCAGACCTCGTCGCCCATTGCTCCGGGCCGATAGTGGTCAATCTCAATGGCGCCGCCTTCGTCCGCTTCAGCAACTGCCAGTAGCCGCCGGCGCGCATCTTCAGACAATCCTTTCCCTTGCTTGGCGAGCATGTTCCTAACGATGTCCGCTGCCGATGGGCTTTGATCGCCCGCGGCGCCGTCAGATAGCTTAGAAAAGCCAGGTTCTTCACCCGCGCCATGCTGCAGCCACTCGATTTTTACGCCTAGGGCATCAGCGATGGCGTTCATCTTTGCGGGGCCAGGCAACCACTCACCATTGAGCCATTTGCTCGATGCTTTTGGGGTTACCCGAGCTATTTCCGCCAAGCGTGCACCTGCCCCCCATTGATCAATTCCATGGGCGGACAGGGCCTTTTTAAGGCGCGCTACGAAAGCGGAACGAATATCTTCTATGTGAACCATTGGTTCAGCATCGCATGTCCTTGCATGTACTTTCAGTTCCGACATAATATGTACCGCAAGTTCATATTTGACTCGGAGGGCCTTATGCGGCCGCTCAAGAAATCGATTGATGATGCTGGCGGCGTCCCCGCCGTGGCCCTGGCCTGCGGGAAAACTCCGAGAGCTATTTACAAGTGGCTGGTGGCTGATGCCTTGCCGCGTACCGAGTACACCGGAGAGACCCAGTACGCAAAAAAGATCGCAGAGCTGGCAGCTGCGAAGGGTAAGCCGTTCGAGGCCGATTGGCTGCTCGCTGAAGCGCACCCCAAAAAGTCTGCCGCCTAACCCGCTGACCAAATAATCGCCCAAGCCCTACGTGGGCACCACGGAAACAAATTTGAGGTTTTACGAATGGAAGATTTCTTGAGGGCTTGCCACACCACCGTCAAGGAAAGCGGGGCGGAGGAACTGGCCGGGAAAATGTGCATGGCCCATGTGAGCCTGCTGCAGCGATCGAACCCTGACAACGCAGCCCATCACCTGACTATTGAGCATCTGTTCGGGATCCTGCTGCACACCGGCGACATGCGCCCATTGATGACCCTGGCAGATCAGTTCGGTTTTGAATTGATCGCGAAGGTGGCACCGCAGCCGAAGGCGTTGACTGCCTCGCTCATCCATGTGGGCAAAGAGGTTGCCGATCTGACCATCGCCATCCACGAAGCCCTGGACGACAGCCACGTATCCAGCACTGAGAAGTTCGAAATTCTCACGGAAATCACGCATGTCCGCGAAAGCCTTGCGGAGTTGGAAAGCTCGGTTAAGGCCGCATGAATTTCAGGCACAAAAAAGCCGGGCTGCAACCCGGCTCTTTCAAAACGATAAAACACTTGAGGGGCCATTATGAACACGATCGTCGCTCCAAGCAATACGGTCACCATGTCGAGCCGTGAGATCGCCGACCTCACGGGCAAGCACCACCACCACGTTGTCCGCGACATCAAACGCAACCTTGCCGAGCTGAATATCGATGTATCCACTTTTGGATGTATCTACCGGGACGAGCGCAACCGCGCACAAACCGAATATTTCCTTGGTCACGACCTGGTCATGACCCTACTCACCGGTTACAGCACCCCGCTGCGCCACCGTGTCGTGACACGTTTGGGCGAACTCGAAAACGTGTCACGACATGTTGTCGCGGTTCCGCAAACTCTCCCTGAGGCCCTAAGGCTCGCAGCTGATCAGGCAGAACAAAATCTTCAGCTGCAGGCCGTCATCCAAAAGCAGGCACCAAAGATCGAGGCGCTGAATCGCCTTGCCAATACTCATGGCTCCGTATGCATCACCAGCGCTGCCAAGCAGCTTGGGGTGGCGCCTCTACGGCTATTCAAGTGGCTGAGTGACAACCGTTGGATTTACCGCCGGACCAGCCACTCCAGTTGGTCTGCATTCCAGCCTCGACTTTCGAGCGGTCTGCTCGAGCACAAGCTGGTGAAGGTCGGCGTCGACCGCGAAGAGCTCAAGGTTGTCGAGCAGGTCATGGTCACGCGCCGCGGTATCACCACCCTGGCCGAACAACTTCAAGGAAACTCGTTGTGAGCGTTCAAGCAATGTCCTGGGCGCTCTCTCTGCCCACCCAATCCCTGAAAGACTCGAGCGCGCGCCATGTGCTGTTGTGCCTTGCCAACTACGCCGGCTCGAACGGCGCTGGTGCTTTCCCATCAGCTTCAACTTTGGCTCAAGACACCGGCCTGTCCGAGCGCACGGTCCGTTACAAGCTGGACGATCTGGAGAAGTTCGGGCTGATCCAGAAGGGTAACCAAGCAATCGCCGCCGTGCACATCGATCGTCATGACCGCCGTCCAGTCGTCTACGACCTTCAACTAGCGCGGGGTGCAAATCCTGCACCCCGTACAAAACGGGGTGCAGATGACGCAACGGGGTGCAACTCACAACAGAACGGGGTGCAGCCTGGAACAGAACGGGGTGCAGAGGCTGCACCCAATCCATCACTTAACCATCAAGGAACCGAAGAGCAGCAGCAGCGCGAGATTGATGATCTGGTTGCCCGGCAAGACCGGGCCGCCATCGAGGACCTGGATCACCGCCAGCGCTTCGCCATGTTCGCCGAGTGGCAGATCCCGGAAAACTACATGGCCACCCAGCTGAAGATCGCCGGCCTACCAGGTGAGTCGATAACCGAGGAACTGCTTGCTGGCTTCATGGGCTTCTTCGTCGCCAAGTCATCGACCCTCGATACTGCTGCGGGCTGGTGCTTTCGGCTGGCCAACTGGATTAAGCGTGACCGCGTGAAGTCCGCCGCCGCCGCTTCTGCTGACGGCTCAGACGAGTTTGATGACGACTGCACTGCGTGGATGAGGGAGGGCACCCAATGAAAACGGTATCCAACGTAGCAGCCCAAGCGATGACCAAAGCTCGCCACGGCGAATTCATCGAGTCGCACTCCGAAGTGTCTGCTCAGGTACAGCAGGATCTGGCTCACGAGACGGGCAAGGTGATCAACCATTTGTTCCGCCAGCTACGATCAATCAGGACTGCCTGGCACCAGGCGTGGCCGGACGCGAAGGCCTACAAGGAATCCAAAGCCACTTGGCTGAAGGCGTTCATTGAGAACGGTATTCGCACCCAGGAGCAGATCGATATCGGCCTGATCCGCTGCCGTGCCGAGCCTTCTGACTTCATCCCGAGCGTCGGCAAGTTCATACAGGGTTGCGTGCCTTCGCCTGAAATGCTCAAGCCGCCGCTGCCAAGCGTTGAGGCTGCCTACAAGCAGGCTCTGCGCAACTGCCACCCGACCATGTACGGCGTAGCGAAGTGGTTTCACCCGGCCGTCTACCACGCAACGGCTGCGGCGGGTTTTAACAGCCTGCCGCTGCTCAGTCGGGAGTTGGGGCTGGCCAGTTTCGAAAAGCGCTATTTGGAGCAGGTCCGCAAGGTCTGGATGGGTGAGCTGTTGGCGCCTGTGCCGGTAGCTGAACTGCCGCCACCGTCCGAGCGCACTCCCGAAGTTGGCAACCAAGCGCTGGCCGCTCTACGGGCGATGCGTTCGGGAGGTGCCCGTGCCTGATTCCCGCCTGGCGCCGACCAATCCCGTCGATTACCGATTCGCCGTGCACTGCTGCGCGCACAAGTTGGACCTGACCGATAAGCCAGATCGCGCCGTAGCGCTCTTCGAGCATCAGGTTCTCGCGTTTCAGTTCGGGCGGGCTATGTGGCCAGAGCATTTCGAGGTGATCGACGTCATCACCGGGGAGCGGGTATGCGCGTGACCTCGAAGAAGCTCCGCGCCTCGGCCAATGGGCAGGACTGCACCGTTCGCATGGCGGGCTTCTGCAACTTCGATCCAGCCACCACCGTGCTTGCTCATCTGCCTTGTGGCCAGAAGGGCATGGGCATGAAGGGCTTCGACACCGTCGCGGTGTACGCGTGCAGCGCCTGCCACGACGTCATCGACGGCCGCGCCGCCGGCGACATCGATTGGCAGGACATGCCGCGGGCCATCGCCGAAACACATGAGGCCCTGATCCGGGCCGGAATCCTTACCGTGAAGGGGGCAGCATGATTGACCCAGAAACCTTGCTCGTACTGATGATCCTGGCCTGCTGGGGTCTCTTCGAAGTGTGCCGCCTGATTGATCGCCGGCAGCGCCGGGCGCGGGGTGACCGCCGATGAAGGCGCTTACGCTCAAACCGTTCGCTTCGAAACCGGTGCGCGCCAAATCCATCGACAGGGAAGGTCTCGAACAGGCCGCTTTGATGGCCGAACTCCGCGCCCGTATGCCAGCCGTTGCCGACCTGATTTATCACGTTCCGAACGGCGGTCATCGTCACAAGGCAGTAGCGGCGAAGCTCAAGCAGCAGGGCGTGGTGGCGGGCATTCCTGACCTCGTCCTGACGATGGCCCGCGGCGGGTACTTCGGTCTGTACATCGAGTTCAAGGCCACCCCGCCGAATGACGCCGCAATCTCGGCCAGCCAGCACGAGCGCATCCGCAAGTTGAACGACCAGGGCTATCTCGCCGTGGTTTGCCGTGGGCACTTCGACGCGATGGAGCAGATCCGCGCCTACCTGCGTCTCGCTCCTACAGTGGTGGCAGCGTGACTATGACCGTGGCCTTCTCCGATGCCGAGCTGCGCCGTCGCGCTGAGGACCCTGCCGCTGTGTTGATGCGTGACCCTCGGCACCCGGGGCTGTATTTCCGCTTCACCGAAGCGCGGCCGCGTGGAACGTGGAGCCTGGTGGTGCGCAAGAAGTGGAACCGGATCGGCGCTTATCCCGACTTGTCGGCGAAGGCTGTTTTGGCCGCGCTGCCCGATCTTCGTATGCGGCTGGGCACTGATCCGGATGCAGGGGCAGCTGTATCGCCCTGGGCAACGCTGGGTGAGTTGCTGAGGTGGTACGCCGACCGAATGAGCCGTGACCGCAGCCTGTCAGACGAGCGCAAGGCCACCGGGAAGTCTGCAATTGCCCGTCACCTGATACCGCGTGTTGGCGATCTGGCACTGGTCGATGTACGTCACGGCACGCTCGACACCCAGCTGATGTGGCCGCTGCAGGAGACACTGTCACTCGAATTCGTGCGGTTGATCTTCGGTCTCTTGGTGGTTGCCTGCCGCCAGGCTCACACGTTGGGCCTGATCCCGGCCAACCCTATGACAGGCATCAAGTTCAGCGACTTCTCCAAGACCAAGATCAAGGCTAAACCGGCGCGCCTGCGTGGCGTGCAAATCGAACATCTGTTGACGCAGCTGCATGCGCTGTTTGATGCCGACCAGCAGCCCGCAATGCTCGCGCTGATGATGCTCTGCCACGGCACCCGGATAGGCGAAACCCGCAAAGCTCAGTGGTCACACATCAGTATCGCCGAGCGCACCTGGTATCTGCCGGTGGGCAACACGAAGACCCGCGTCGAGCACTCGCTCCCACTGACCGAGCAGGTGAGCGCCCTGTTGATGGGATACCGCGCTCACCAGAAAGCATGCGGGTACGAGGGTCAGTTCCTTTTTCCATCCAAAAACGGGAAGGGCATGAGCAAGGCGCAGGCCAGCGCCGTGTTCACCGGACTGGGGAAGGGCGAGTGGAGCAGTCACGACTTGCGCAAGTTGGCCAGGACTGGATGGGCAGACCTCGGGGTCGACTTCCTGATTGGGGAGATGCTGATCAACCACGCGATGGGCCACAACGTGCAGGCCTACATCCACACCACGGTTGAGGAGCGTAAGCGCTCAGCCCTCGAACTGTGGCACGGCCATTTAGACCTGAAGGGGTTTTACCTGATTCATGGGTTGGAGGAAGGTAGAAACGAAAATTCGGGTAATGCCCTGCAAGCCACGGAACACAAGGCCTGCGAGGCCCTTCAAGAATCAACCATAGGCGAGGTTTAAAAATGATGAAAAAGCAGCATGGGCCCGCCTTAGTGCGCAGTTTGATACCGATGATTGAGTGTCCGTCATGTGCCGGGAAGGGGTTGATCAAAGGGTTGCTCCACGAGCTCGACTGCATCGGCTGTCACTCGTCCGGGTTCGTCCATGCCGAGACGCTGGAGTCGCTGTTGATTGAGGACCTGGTGATTCAGCTCGGCCTGAAGGTCCGTAGCCTGGTCGCACAAATGAAGAAGCTCGACTGCTCGGTGCCCAGCGCTGAAGCCAGGCACTACCAGCAAGACAATACGCGCGGCGCCGGCCGCACGACTTTCCGGGGGGATTGAGTCATGGGCATCTATAAAGACGTGATGAGCACATTGGTCCGGGTATTGGCCGCCGACAACATCGACAACAGCACGAAGCAGTCCTGGCAGAAGCTGATCGACGCCGATCTGCGCCAGGGTGGCACCGGCAGTTCGCTCTCGGTGCGTGACAAGTTCGATTACGACTGCTGCCTCTACGCGCTCCTGCATCGGCAGCTCGATCCGGCGCAGTGGGACGTGCTGGTCGCGAAGTACTCGACGCACAAGGCCAACAAGGTCGCCGCCATCGGCCGGCTCGTGGCTCGCACGACGTCACCGGCTCCGCAACTGTTCATCTATAAGGCGCTGACCGCCTGGGCCATTCCGAAGCTGAAGGGCATCCAGACCGGCAAGCGGTCCACCGACATGATCGTGCTGCCCGCCGAGTTCTACGACATGAACAGCTGGGATACGGAAGGCAAACCCGAGTCGACGCGCCGCCGCTGGAAGACCGGTATCGCGAAGCGTTTGGAGTCGCTGGAAGAGGCTGCAGTGATTCACGCAACAGAGATTTTCGACCGCGAACAGATCTTCATTGACGCCGCTTGACGTAGTGGCGGAATGATCATAAATTAGCCCCATCATGTCGATCTTGCGCGTTATGAGAGACGACACCAAAGCCCAGCCCTAGCTGGGCTTTTTGCTTTCTCTATACGAGCCTCGCCACTGTGCGGGGCTTTTTCATTTCTGCTCCCAGAACGGGAGGTCAGTCGGATCTACCAAATGCCTGAGAAAAATCCTGACTTCTGGGCGCAGGTCTGGCTCGTCCTCAGTACGCCGCTCTGGCAAGGAGCGATCATGGCCGCAACCATTTCACTGTTACGCGTGCTGTACGAAGGCAAGGAAGCCAATAAATGGCGCGTGATCCTCGAGGCGCTGATCTGCGGCGCGCTCAGCCTTTCTGCAAGCAGCATCATTGAATGGATGGCCTGGCCGTCGAGTCTCTCGGTAGCTGCCGGCGGCACCATCGGGTTCATCGGTGTGACCGCGATCCGGGAGCTGATTATCAAGTTCCTCGGACGCAAGGCGGATGCAGCATGAAGGCCATCGCCACAGCAATCATCATTGCCTTGGTCGCCGTCCTGCTCGTTGGCATCCAGCAATACCGCGTCATCGCCCTCAGCGGCGCGATGCAGATCGAGACCAAGAGCAAGAACGACGCAATCGCGGCCAACACCGAGAGCCAAGCGACGATCACCACGCTGCGAGCGGAAGCCCAGCGCAACGCTGACTACCAGCGCGACCTCACTAAGCGGTTACAGGCCAGTCAGGCCAAGGCCAGAAAGGCGGAGAAGAACTTTGAAGACCTCAAACGCAACAGCCCGGCTGTTCGTGATTGGGCTGCTCAGCCTCTTCCTGACGGCCTGCGCGGGAAAGCTGCCAGTGGTAACAAAGACAACGGCGGTAAGAGTCGAGCCCCCTGAGCTGATCCCGTGCGAGCGCGTTGATGAAGGCGCTTACGACCTGCGCCTCAATGGCGATGTGTGGCAACTCAAAGATCAGGCCATCAATCTGCTGGACACGTGCGCCGACCAGGTGGACGCCCAGATCAAACGCAGCCAAACGAGGTAAGTGGACATGCTCAGCCATTGGCCAATGTGGATCGTGCTGGTGTTCGCCGCTGGCTTGGCAGTCGGCAGCAAGATGGTAGGAGGTTGGTGATGAAGCTGGTACTGAAGCGAATAGAAGGAACGATTGAGTCCACCTCGCTGAGTGATTGTGAGCCCCAGCATCACAAGACTGGCCTGTCCGGGCCATTCGCCTTGCATACCGAAGACGGTGCATTGCTGCCCTGCCAGGTATCTACCAACCTTGATAGCAGTGGTGGTGGGCATCCGGTAAGGCTGACCGTCACATTCACGGTGGATGGTGATCGGATCCGGGTAAAGGATGACCAATGATGGCATGCAGTGGATGCGCAGCCCGCCGCGCCCGGGCAATCAAGTGGGCGCAGGTGGCTATCGAGCGGGCCAAGAGCCTGGTCAAGCCGGCACCAACGAATCAACCCGAGGGCAAGACCGATGGCAGCCAGGCCCTGTAGATCAACGCGCTGTCCCAACTTAGTGAAGTCGAAGGCCGAGCAAGGCTTTTGCGATGTACATGCATCACAGCGGGGAGCCTGGGTCAGAGAGAGAAGGGCAGGCAGCACGACCTCGCGCGGGTACGGTGCGGCATGGCAACGATTGCGTGCATCGGTCCTCAAGCGTGACCACTACATCTGCCAGTGCTCTGTCTGCACCGGCCTCGGGCGCGTGCGTGAGGCGACCGAGGTCGACCACATCATTGGCAAGGCCAATGGTGGAACAGACGATCCCGGCAATCTTCAGGCCATCAACCACGACTGCCACAAGGAAAAGACCGCTCGGGAGTCGAATAGGCGCGAATAATTCTCATATCAGGTCGCAAAGGTCTGTATTTCATGCAAAACGCACGGAAAATTGCAAAATCTATCGATATCACACTATTGATAGGGGGTAGGGTCAGAAGTCTGGGCCTTTTGGCTCGCTGACCGCGCTGAGGTCTCGTTTACACGACCGCGAAAAATGAAATTCAGGAGTCTCGCCGATGCCGGGGGTAAAGGGGCGGTCCGGCCGTCGCCCCAAACCCACGGCCAGCAAGGAGTTGGCCGGTAACCCTGGCAAACGAAAACTCAACAAGAACGAGCCCGACTTTGCGCTAGTTACCAAAATTGAACCCCCAGAGTGGCTATGTCCCAACTCGCAAGAAATGTGGTCCAGGGTCGTTCCTTCGCTACTGGCGGAGAAGATTTTGTGCGTTACCGATCTGCATAACGTCGAGGCGTTTTGTACGGCTTATGCAAACTGGCGTGCAGCCCAGGCATCGGTCACACAGTTCGGGATTGTTGTTCAGTCAGCGATGGGGTCGCCCATCAAAAACCCAGCTTTGACCGCCGCAAAGGAGGCCATGGCGCAAATGGTCACGTTCGGCTCACTCCTGGGGCTCGATCCTTCGAGCCGGTCCCGTCTCACCGGCGGGAAAAAGCCGGCCGGTACAAACGAATTTTCAGCACTTCTCAACGGATAACCATGGCCTACAAGCACCCCAACGTCGAAGCGGCGAACCGCTGGGCGCGGGATGTTGTGCGAGGCCGTAAGCCTGCGTGCCGTTTTGTGCAGCTCGCTTGCCAGCGGCATCTGGACGATCTAGTGAAGAGCAAGTCGGCCGGATTCCCTTACAAGTTCAACCCCAAAGCCGCCGAGAAGAAACTGGCGCTTGCTCAGATGATGCCGCACGTAAAAGGGGAGTGGGCATTCAAACGTCAACTGATCACCCTGGAGCCGTGGCAAAAATTTGGCCTGGCCGTGACCTTCGGCTGGGTGAAAAAGAAATCGGGATTGCGCCGGTTTCGCGAAAGCTACTGGGAAGTGCCGCGCAAGAATGGCAAAAGCGTGATCGCCGCCGCGGTTGGCATCGGCATGTTCGTCGCTGACAACGAGTTCGGTGCCGAGATCTACAGCGGTGCGACCACCGAGAAGCAGGCGTGGGAAGTGTTCCGACCCGCTCGCTTGATGGTGAAGCGCTCGCCAATGCTGATCGAGGCCGCGGGTATCGAGGTCAACGCCTCGAACATGAGTCGTCCAGAGGATGGCGCGCGGTTTGAAGTCGTCATCGGGAATCCTGGTGACGGTGCTTCGCCGAGCTGCGCGATCGTGGACGAATACCACGAGCATGACAGCGCGGCCCTGTATGAAACCATGCTCACGGGCATGGGGGCACGACGGCAGCCACTGATGTTCATCATCACTACTGCCGGCAGCAACATCGAAGGCCCGTGCTACGACATGCGCGGCCGGGTCGTTGAAATGCTCGAGGGCACCGTCCCAGATGACGAATTGTTCGGCTGGGTCTGGACGATCGACGAGGGCGATGACTGGACCGATCCCAAGGTCATGGCCAAGGCCAACCCGAACATGGGGGTTTCGGTCTACGAAGACTATTTGATCAGCCAGCAACAGAAGGCGATCAAGAACGCGAGCTTTCAGAACACCTTCAAGACGAAGCATTTGAACGTCTGGGTATCGGCCCGCGAGGTTTATTTCAATATGGAAGCCTGGCGCGACTGCGCTGATCCAGGCTTGGCCATGGAAGACTTCGAGGGCAGCGAATGCTTGATGTGTCTCGACTTGGCGTCGAAGACCGACATCTGTGCACGCATCAATTTGTTCTACCGCGTGATCGATGGCGTCCTCCATTACTACAGCGTTGCGCCGCGCTTCTACCTGCCGGATCAAACGATCCAATACGGCAGCGAGAAGTCGGTCGTCGAGCGCTATCAGAAGTGGGTGAACATGGGGCTTTTGACCTCACACGACGGCGCCGAGGTGAGCTTCAACCAGGTGCGCGACGATTTGCTGGCAGACGCGAAAACTGTCTCCCTCACTGAAATTCCGCACGATGAATGGGGTGCGTTTCAAATCGCCCAGGACTTCGAGCAGGAGGGGTACACACCGGTGAAGATCCCCAAGACGACCAAGACGTTTTCCCCTGCAATGAAAGAGGTGAACGGCGCCATTCTGAACGGCCGTTTTCACCATGACGGCAACCCAATCCTCACCTGGATGATGGGAAACGTCACCGCCAAACCAGATGCCAACGAAAACGTTTTTCCAAGAAAAGAGAAGTCCGCCAAAAAGATCGATGGCGCAGTGGCTCTTCTGATGGGCGCGAACCGGGCAATGCTGCTTGCGGGAACGCAAGGCGGGTCAATTGGCGACTTCTTCTCAAACCCTATTATTGTTGGATAACTGAACCATGGATACAGGCCTGATCCTCTTCATCGTGACGGCCGTGGCCGCGCTGTGCCTGTTTGTCGCCGGCGTATTTGTCCTGGCCGGCCTCGGATGGTCCCTGATCGCCGGAGGCGCATCTTTTTTGGCGGGCGCTGGATTCATTCGCAAGGGGCTGACCGGTGAATAGACCTCTCAAGTCAGTACTGCGCCAGGCGCTGGTCAAATCGGCAGAGCCTGGACTGGTCAAGTCTTCGTTGGCTGGCTGGGTAGGTCGACGGATTGGGTTGGGTGATGCAGCGTTTTGGAACGGTTACAACGGTACCGATTCTGCTTCCGGTAAAACCGTGAGCCAGCAGACAGCACTTCAATTGTCGACGGTCTGGGCCTGTGTCCGGCTCATTGCCGAGACATTGGCCACTCTCCCGATCGCGCTCTACGAAGACAAAAACGGCGTGCCCGAAGTTGCAACGTCCCACCCGGTTCACCGAGTCATCAGCCAGCAGCCGAACGCGGATCAGACACCGGTCGAGTTTTGGGAATGTGTAGTGGCCAGCCTTCTGCTCAGCGGGAACAGTTTCAATGAGCCGCATTTGGTTGGCCGTGATCTCTCATCGCTCGAGTTTATCTTGCCTCAGTCGGTTTCACCGCCAAGGCGAACGAGCAGTGGCGCGATCGAATACCGATTCATCGACAGCGAGGGCAAGCCTCACACACTGCTTGATGAGCAAATGATGCACACGCGGGGGTTCGGTACGGATCCCATGTTCGGCTTGAGCCCGGTTGCCATGGGTCGCAATGTATTCGGCGCTGCGATGGCTGCCGATGAGTCGGCCAGCAAGATGTTCGCCAATGGCATGAAACTTGGCGGTGTGCTCTCCACGGATCAGATCCTGAACAAGATCCAGCGCGAGGACATCCGCGAAGACATGGCGAACAAGTTTGCTGGCGCCGTGAACACCGGCAAAACGATGGTGTTGGAAGCGGGAATGAAATATCAGCAGGTGTCCATGTCGCCTGAAGATGCCCAGATGCTGCAAACCCGAGCGTTCAACGTCGAAGAGATTTGCCGATGGTTCCGTGTTCCACCTTGGATGGTTGGCCACACCTCGAACAGCACCAGCTGGGGTACGGGCATGGAGCAGCAGATGCTCGGTTTCCTGAGCTTCACGCTGCTCCCCTGGATGAAGCGCATCGAGCAGAGCATTAATCGGCGCCTGTTGCGCCCCGATGAGCGCCGCCGGTTCTACGCAAAGTTCAACCCTGAAGGCTTGCTTCGTGCCGATAGCGCGGCTCGCGCAGCCTTCTACAGCTCAATGACCCAGAACGGTATCTACACCCGCGACGAGTGCCGGATCAAAGAGAACCTCGCACCCAAAGGCGGCAACGCCGCACAGCTCACAGTTCAGTCAAACATGCTGCCTATCGACAAACTCGGCGGCGATGCCGGCGATGCCCAGCAGGCGCGTTCAGCGCTGATTGATTGGCTCAACGACAAGCCCAAAGGTAATTCTGAATGAACCGAAAAGACCAATCGGTGGCGGTGAAGTACCGCTCATTCGACTACGACGTGAAGGCTGTCAGCGATGACGGCCTTTTTTCTGGCTACGGTTCCGTGTTTGGCGTCATCGACAGCTACAACGAGGTCGTCGCGGCGGGCGCATTTCTGGAGTCCATCGCCGAACTCAAAGCGAAGGGTCGCTCGCTGCCGGTTCTGTGGCAGCACCGCACTGCCGAACCGATTGGCTCCTGGTCCATGGATACCTTGAAAGAGGACACCAAGGGTTTGTTCGGTGATGGAGAGCTCTGGTTGGCTGAGGCACCGTATGCGCGAATCGCCATGCGAGGCATGCAGTCCAGATCCATCACTGGGCTTTCAATCGGCTACTACGTTCGCGAATCGAGCTTCGACGAGAAGACCCGAATTCGCACCCTGACCAAGCTTGACCTGGTCGAGATTTCCATCGTGACGGTACCGGCCAACGACGAGGCTCGTACCGACACGATCAAGTCGAAGCTGGCCCATGGCGGCCTGCCTTCGCTTCCTGAATTTGAGTTGCTCCTGCGCGAGGCAGGCTTCTCGAAAACTCAGTCCGCGGTGATTGCCAATCGCGGCCTGCAGCATCTGCTCCGGAGTGAGTCCGTGGGCGACCAGGCTGAAACCCAAGTTGCCAAGGCACTGCATGCGCAGTTGAGCCAAGGCCTGTCTCTCCCGTCTTTTTGAGGATTCACCATGCAGAACGCAATGAGCAACGATGCTCGCTCCGAGCATCGCCAGTTTCAGCGCAAAGAGCGCGCTGACGATCAACTCGAACTGAAAGATGTAATGGAAGCGCTTCAAAAGCGCGACCAGGACATCAAATCCTTTGCCGAGAAAGCCGGCGAAGAGATCAAAAGTCACGGCAAAATCCTGGACGACACCAAGACCATCCTCGATGGCTTGACCAAATCCGGCCTCGATTTGCTGGATCGTCTGCAGGACGTAGAGCAGAAGCTCGCACGCCGAGGCAACGCCAGTGAGGAAGGCGCCAAGTCCATCGGCGAGCAGTTTACCGACGGCGATGACTTCAAAGGATTGGCCGAGAAGGGCCGCGGTGTTGCACGGATGCGCCTCAAGGCAGTAACCAGCATCACCAGCGCAACCACCGGTACCGGAGGTGTTGGTGTGGCCATCGAGCCTACCCGCGTACCAGGCATCATTCAGGGGCCGGATCGCCCGTTCACCATTCGTGACTTGATCATGCCTGGCCGGACCAACTCGAACGCAATCGAGTATGTGCGCGAGTCGGGCTTCCAGAACATGGCAGCTCCGGTTGGCGAGACCCTGGCGAAACCTCAGTCCGACCTTTCGTACGAACTGATCACCACCACCGTCAAGACCATCGCGCACTGGTTCCGGGCCTCCAAGCAGGTCCTGGCTGACGTCCCGTTGCTGCAAAGCTACATCGACGGCCGCGCGATCTACGGTTTGAAGTACGTCGAAGAGAACCAGATTCTGGCCGGTAACGGTACTGGTCAAAATCTCCTGGGCCTGATCCCTCAGGCGACTCCGTTCAACGAAGCTCTCCGCAAAAACGGCGACACCAAGATTGACTTGCTGCGCCGCGCCATCCTCCAGGTGCGTATCGCTGAGTATCGTGCCAGCGCAATTGTACTGAACCCGGTTGACTGGGCTGACATGGAGTTGGCGAAAGACAGCACCGGCAGCTACATCTGGGTCAACGTGCAAGAGGGCGGTCAGCCTCGCATGTGGCGCCTGCCCGTTGTCGATACCAATGCCATGCCGCAGGGCGAGTTCATGGTCGGCGCTTTCGACATGGCGGCTCAGGTCTTCGACCGTGAAGACGCAAACGTCGAAGTCTCCACCGAAGACGCTGACAACTTCACCAAAAACATGGTGACCATTCGTGCCGAAGAGCGGCTGGCGTTGGCGGTATACCGTGCACAGTCGTTCGTCCACGGCCCTTTCACCGACCCTACGCCGTAACAGGCTTGAGCAATCACTGAAGGAGAGGCCCGGGCAACCGGGCTTTTGTGCTTATGACCGACATAGAACTGAAAACCATCAAGGGCTTCGAGTGGAATGGCGCGTACGCACCACCCAGGTCGGACATCGTTGCTTCTGAATCGGCTGCTCGTGAGCTGCTGATTAATGGTCTGGTTGAGGACTACACCGTGAAGGCCGCAGATCCCGTCGAAAACAAGAAGGCGCCGGAGCCAGATAACAAAGCAGCCCCGAAATCCGGCACCAAGAAAAAGGCCGAATAACCATGAGCGTGATCGACATCGCCGTAGGCATGGCCCATCTCTTGGCAGAACCGGAAGACCAGGGCATGGTGCAGATAAAACTCAATGCGGCCGAGGATTCTGCCGTTGAGTATCTCCAGCGCCGGTTCTTTGTCGATCAGCTCGCCCTGAATGCCGCTCGCGCCATGGTGCCAGCGGCAATTACCCAGACTCGAAGTGACTTCGATGCCGCTGTAGCGGCTGCCGAGATCATTGATAACGCCTGCGATCGTGAGTCTGCGCTTGATGTGGCGGCGCGCACCTTCAAAGAGGCTCGGACCGAGATCAACCGAATCTCTCGCGGCATGGTCATCAACGACGCGATCGTTTCGGCCTGCTTGCTGATTCTTGGAAATCTGTATGCAAACCGGGAGGACGTCGTGATTGGCACGATATCTTCAGTTCTTCCCAAAGGCTCCAGCTCGTTGCTGACGCCTTACCGCATTGAAATGGGTGTGTGATGAGAGCCGGCGGCTTGCGGCACCGGGTCACCATCCAGACACTTAGCTTGGTTCAGGATCCTGAATCCGGCGAGATGATTCCCGGCTGGGTTGATGAGTGGGAAAAAGTCCCTGCGAAATTTGAGTATTTGAACGGTCGCGAATTGCTCGCGGCCCAAGCAGTACAGTCCGAGGTGACTGCCCGCATTACCATCCGATATCGCGCTGGTGTTCTGGCGACGATGCGCGGGCTTTACCGCGGCGAAATTTGGAATTTCACCAAGCCACTACCTGACAACAACTCAGGCCTGGATTACTTGGTGATTCCTGTATCAGCGGGGGTTAACGATGGCTGACTGGGTGAGCTACAAGCTGACCGGCGCCGATGAGCTTTCCGCCAAATTCCGCGAGTTGTCTCAAGGCATGCGCAGCCAAGTCGCTGTGCCAGCGGCAAAGGACGCGATGGAGTTGGTCATGATCGATGCCAAAAGTCGTGCAGACCGCATCGATGACCCCGAAACCAGAAACCAAATCTCCGCCAACATCGCGATGATCGAGCAGAAGAAACTCGGCGAGGAGCTGGGCGCGGCCATTGTTTCGGTTGGCGTCAAGAAGTCGCGATCCGGCCAGCGCGGTGGCAACACGTTCTACTGGTGGTATGTCGAACTGGGCACCGAGCATTCCGCGGCCTTTCCGTTTATGCGCGGCGCGCTGGCCAGCAAGCGCGAGGAAGTCTTCAAAGAGTTCCTCAGTTCGGCCAAATATCAGTTGATCAAGTTGGGAGCGAATTGATGGCGGCACCAATCTTCAAGGTCTGCGCCGCGGCGCCGGCGGTGACTGCATTGCTCGGCGCGTCACCGGTACGTCTCTATCCGTTCGGTGAAGCGCCTCAAGGTGTGGCCAAGCCCTACGCGGTCTGGCAGTGCATCAGCGGATCGCCGATCAACTACGTCAGCGGCCGTCCAGACACTGACCGCTACGGACTTCAGGTCGATGTGTATGCCGATACCGGTGCCGTGGCTGACCAAGTTGCCGCCGCCATTCGCCGCGCAATCGAGCTGCAGGCTCATGTCACCGGATTCAACTTGGAGGGGAGGGACCCCACCACGAAAAACTATCGCAAGAGTTTCGATGTTGCCTGGCTGGTGAGCCAGTAGCCGGAAACCAGAAAGAACGACCCGCTTCGGCGGGTTTTTTTATGCCCGCCCAACTGTGATTTTCCAAGAAAATCGGGGAGTATCAATTGACCATTAAGACCCAAGGCACCGATCTGTACGCGATCGATCCGGCGACCAACACCATCCTCGATGTCGGCTGTTTCACTTCGCTGGACGGCATCGACACGGCGATTGCGCAGATCGAAACCACCTGCTTGAACAAAAAATCTCGCACCTACGAAGCCGGCTTGGGTGAGCCAGGTTCAGCGTCTTTCGGGATCAACATCGATACACAGAATGCCGCTCATATCCGACTTCACCAGCTGAAGACCGCCGGCGCTAGCTTGGTCTGGGCCGTGGGGCTTTCGGACGGCCGTTTCATTGACAGTTCTGGCGAGGATGTCGGTATCCCGCCCACCGTGGCAGCCATTCACGGCCTTTCTGCGTTGAACCTCACCAGCCCAGGCACTGGTTACACCAGTGCGCCGACCGTGGCCATCACTGGCGGTGGTGGGACTGGCGCGACTGCGACCGCGACCGTGTCTGCCGGCGCCGTAACGGGCTTCACCATTACTAACCCGGGCTCCGGTTACACCAGCCCTCCAACTGTTGCGCTCACAGGCGGTGCTGGTACCGGCGCCGCGGCAACGGCGGTGGTGAACGCAGAGGTTGATTTCGACCTGCCGACCACCCGCAGCTGGATCACCTTCGAAGGTTACATGAACAGCTTCCCGTTCAGTTTCGCGCTGAACGACGTAGTGAAATCAACCGTCGGCATTCAAGTGTCTGGCGATCCTGTTCTGGTACCGAAAGTCATCACTCCGTAAGGACGCCTCATGGAACTTAGCATCAGCTCTCTGAAAGCCGCCGGCGCCTTCGTCGCGGCGCCGGTCAAGAAAAACATCGCATGGCATGCCGCCGGAAAGTTGCACGAAGCGACGATCTATGTTCGCCAAGACTCTTTTCATACGCTCACGCAACGCTGGGAAGAGCAGCGCGAAGGTGCAGATGCCACGTCGCACCGGATCGCATCTAGTATCTGCAATGAAGCGGGCGAAGCGGTCTTCACGACTGAAGACATTCTCGGCTCGGAAGCCTCAGGGCATGGCCCGCTTACCGCTGAACTGACCATCGCTCTGTTGGCAGCTATCCAGCAAGCCAACGGCGTCAGCAAGGAAGATGCAGAAAAAAAATAGAGCCCGCCGATGAGTTCTGGCATGAGCTGGTGCTCAACGGCATTGGCGGGCGATCAATTGCCGAAGCTAAGGCCAGCCTCAGTTACCCCGAGGTTATATCGTGGATGGCGTACGTCAGGCAAACCGGATCACTGAACCTCGGGAAGCGGCTTGAGCAGGGCTTCGCCTTGCTGGCCACGGTGCTGAATCGGATCAACGGTGGCACGGCAGAGCTTTCCGATTTTCTGCCCGATCGAGAGCCTGGCCCTGAACCGGACGTGGCGACGGCAGACGACATCATGCGGCTGCTGCAGTCGGTGAAGAGGTGATTTATGGCTGTTGATTCACTGGGCCAGCTGACGGTCGACCTGGTTGCGAACACGGGCGGCTTCGAAAAGGGGATGGACCGGGCGCAACGTGCGCTCAAATCAGCAACGAAGGAAGCTGCCTACCAGGCAGGCCAGCTGGATAAGCTGGTTGGCCAGATTGACCCGGTGGTTGCTGCCTATGGTCGCTTGGACAAAATGGAAGCCCAGCTGCGCGCGCATCGCGCGGCCGGACGGTTGGATGATGCTGATTTCAAGGGCTATCTCTCCAAGCTGACAGAACAGCGCGATGCCCTGACTAAAACCGATGCGATTATGCAGAAGGGTGGCCAGTCGGCGAAAGCCTACGCGGCAGCCCTACGTAACGTGCCGGCGCAGTTCACGGACATCGCTGTTTCCCTTCAGGCCGGTCAAAACCCTTTCACGGTGTTTCTGCAGCAGGGCGGCCAACTCAAGGATATGTTCGGCGGTATCGGGCCGGCGGCCAAAGCGCTGGGCGGTTACGTCCTCGGATTGGTCAATCCGTTCACCCTGGCAGCGGCGGCGGGTGCTGTTTTGGCCTTGGCCTATAAGCAAGGCTCTGACGAAGCGACCGCATTTAGAACTTCTTTGGTCCTGACAGGTGGCGCTTCGGGTGCGACGGTTGATTCCCTGGGCAGTCTCGCCAGGACTGTCAGTACTACGACCGGAACCGTCAGTGCTGCCGCCGAAGTGCTGAATCGACTGGCAGCTTCTGGAAAAATCCCAGTAGAAAGCTTTGACAGCATTGCCGTCGCAGCGCTGCGAATGCAGGAAGCCACGGGTAAGGCCGCGACCGACACGGTTGCCGATTTCGAGAAATTGGCCAAGGACCCGGCCAAGGCATCGAAAGAGCTGAACGATCAGCTCGGTTATCTGACGGCCAGTACCTACGCCCAGATCGCCGCCTTGGAGCAACACGGCGACCGCCAGGCAGCTGCCAACCTGGCAGAGTCAACCTACGCGGAGGCGCTGAAATCTCGCGCTGACAAGATCATCGACAACCTTGGGTTGGTCGAGTCTGCTTGGCACCTGGTGAAGCAGGCCGCGAAGGAAGGGTGGGATTCCATCCTCGATATCGGTCGTGAATCGACACTTGATGAAAAGCTGAAAACGCTCCGCGAGCAGATGCAGGCTATGACCCGCGATGGGCGCAATGCAGCCGTTGAGGACCCGTTTCGCTTCGAGCAGAACCAGAAAGACACCACCAACATTCTTGTGCAGAAAACCGAGGACGAGCGCCGGGCGAAAGCCAAGTCGCAGATTCTCAACCTTGAGAAGCAGTCCATTGCCGCCCAAGACGCGCTCAATCAGTCGCTCAAGGACGCAGCGCCGAACGCTGAAAAACTGCGACTGCGGTATGCAGAGATCGAGAAGCAGGTCGAGCTGGCTCGGCAGAAAGGAAAGTTTTATTCCGAGGACCAGGTCAAACAGTTGCGCGATGCGGCGGAAAAGCAATTTGCTGACCCCAAAGCGTCGAAGACCCCCAAGGCAAAGGCTTACACCGAAGACGCAGGGATGCGCATGCTCGACAGTCTTCGCGAACAAAACGCCGCGTTGCAGGCTCAAGACGAAAGCTCTCAAAAGCTGAATCAGTCCCAGCAGGCGCTGGCGAAATGGGAGCAACAGATCGCCGACATCAAAACTAAGCAGGTTTTGACCGCTGATCAAAAGTCCCTCCTGGACAGCGAGGCGTTGATCACTGCACAGCTCAAGCGAAACGCCTCTCTAGAGCAGGAAGTCGATCTGCGGAAAAAGGCAGCTGATGAGGCGAAAAAACTGCTCGCATTCCAGGAGAATCTGAGCAGCCAACTTTCCAGCGCCCAAACCGGGCTCAACAACAGCCTGGCCGGCCAGGGCCTGGGCGAGCAGCAAAAGCAGCGATTGCAGGAGCAGTTGGCTATTCAGCAATCCTATCAATCCCAATTGGACAGACTGGAGTCGCAGCACAACAAAGGACAAATCACCGACGACCTTTACACCAAGGAAACTTCCGCTCTTCAGTCGGCGCTCGATCAGCGCCTGTCCATGCAAACCAAGTACTACGAGGATCTGGATGCCGCGCAGTCTGACTGGTCGCTGGGCGCGAGCTCTGCGTATCAGGATTACCTCGAAAGCGCCCAGAACGTGGCAGCGCAGACCAAAAGTCTGTTCGCCAACGCCTTCAGCTCGATGGAAGACGCGATCGTTAATTTCGCCATGACCGGGAAGTTATCGTTCGCAGACTTCGCGAAATCCGTTCTCGCTGATATGGCGCGCATCGCGGTGCGGCAGGCCAGTTCGTCGGCTTTGAGCGGGCTGTTCGGTTTGGCTGCCAGCGCGGCGGGTTCCTACTTCGGGGGGGCTCCATCTTCCGCTGGCTCGACTACTGCTGGTTACAGTTCGCAGTACGGTTTTGATGATGGTGGTTATACCGGCAGCGGTGGGAAGCACGAGCCAGCAGGCATTGTCCACGGTGGCGAGGTCGTGATCCGGAAAGAGGTGGTTGATCGTCCCGGGATGAAAGATTACCTGGTTAATCTGAACAAGCGCGGATATGCAGATGGCGGGTACGTGGGGCTCGCCAAGGCCCCGTCAGCCGCCTCTGATGCTGCATCTGTACCTGGACAGCCAACCACACGCAATGCCAATGGTAGCCAATTCAGCATGACCTTTTATATCGATGCCACCGATGGTGGTAGCGCTATGCCTGATCCTGCGAAGTTGGCGAAAGCAGTTGAGACTGTGACCAAACAGGTAATCGCGCAAGAGCGCCGTAACGGTGGGCAATTCACATAAGGTGAAACTATGTTTGAGTTCACGTGGCTGGCCAGCTATGACGCCACCAAAACAGTCACCCCGACCGTCAAGCCCATAAAGTTCGGCGATGGGTACGAGCAGCGACAGGGGAGTGGCATCAATCGCCAGCCACGCAAGTTTGACCTGACGTTCACGAGAAAAATCGAAGAAATTGATGCCATTGAGTCCTTCATATCCGCCCGAGGCGCTATTGAGGCCTTCAAGTACACACACCCCGGCCAAGCAGCCGGGGTTTTTGTTTGCCGTGAATGGAAACGAACAGATATTTACTTTGATGTGCACGGGTTTGCGGCGACGTTTGAGGAGGTTTACGAATGAGTGAGCTTCAGGGGCAGCTGTCGCTGGCGAAGGGGCTGACGATCTGGGAAGGCTTCGATCTTGTCCTTCCCGACCAGACATTCCATTTCCACGCGGGGACCAATCAGTTACTGGGTTCGGTTATTTGGCAAGGGGTCACCTATACGCCTTGGCCACTTCAGGCTGTGGATTTCGGCACGCCGAGCCAAGGCTCGCCCGCCAGACCAAAATTTCAGGTAGGCAACTTCGGCGGCACGATTTCGGCTCTGTGTCGCGAATACGAGGACTTGTTGAGCGTGAGGCTCAAACGCCGCCGCACCCTGGTTAAATACCTGGACGCTGTGAATTTCGCGGGAGGCAACCCTACGGCCAACCCGGCTGAAGAGTATCCGGTTGAAACGTGGATCATCACGCGCAAGGTCAATGAGACGCCTGCCGCTATCGAATTCGAGCTTGGCTCGCCGCTAGACCTTCAGGGCGTTAAATTGCCTCGGCGTCAGGTGGTGGCCGGCACTTGCCTCTGGGCTTATCGCTCAGGTGAGTGCGGCTATGCCGGTCCGCCCGTGGCCGATTACGCCAATAACCCCACCAGCGACCCGGCCAAAGACCAATGCAGCCGCGCGCTTAGCGGGTGCAAGTTACGCTTTGGAGAGAACGGTGAGCTTCCATTCGGCGGCTTCCCTGGCATCGCCCGCGTTCCGAGACTCTGACCATGACCGAATTGCTCAATACATGCCGGGCAGATGCCGTCGCGCATGCGCTTGCTGAATATCCCAAGGAATCGGTCGGACTAGTTATCAATGTGCGAGGAAAGCCGCGGTATGTGCCGTGCCGAAATCAAGCCGAGGATCCGGCTATCTTGGCTATGTATCACTCTGTCTTGCCAGATGGTACTGGCGCTGATCCGTTCGACAGGCCTGATTTCATACTCCACCCAGAGGACTATGCCGCCGCCGAGGACATGGGCGATATCATCGCTGTCGTTCACTCTCATCCAGATTCCGGTCCAGAGCCGAGCTTGTTCGATATTGCAGTCCACGCGAAAAGTCGAATGGTGTGGTGGATCGTTGGTTTGAAAGACGGGGTACCAACTTGGCATGAGATGCCGGCCGCCGGCGAAATGCCGCTGGAGGGACGTGTGTTCGTCCACGGCGCCATCGACTGCTACACGCTGATCCGCGACTACTACCGGCAGGAGCGTGGTATCGAGTTATTGGACTTCTACCGCCAGGATGACTGGTGGCACAAAGGGGGGAACCTCTACGTCGAAAACTTCGCCAAGGCCGGCTTCGTTGAGACTAGTACGCCGAGCAATGGTGACGTGGTCATCATGGCGATCGGTAGCCCGACGCCATGCCACGGTGCGATATGGCTGGATGGCGACATCCTATTGCATCACCTATATGGTCGCCTGAGCTGTCGCGATGTGTACGGAGCAGCATTTCGCGAACGCACGACGCACTTCCTCACCTACAAAGGGTAGGTCCTGTATTTGTTCGCGCCTTCCCTGCTAGAGTCGCCAAAACACATGGAGGTTCACTATGCGCAAAACACTCGTAGCTCTGTCTTTGATCGCGCTGGCAGGATGCTCGACAACTCAGGTGCCGACCGATAAAGCAGTGCGAGTTCCTACCGACAGAGTTCTCGCTTATGCATCGAAGCCGACAGAACCTTACGGGACGATTGTCGTAACTCGCGACACTGGTCTAGTCGGTGGTGCGTGCTATGTGGGTATCCTGGTTGACGGGAGGTTCTCGGCGCGAATCGATACCGGCGAAATAGTAAGCCTGTATGTACCTGTCGGAGAGCATCTGGTCGGCTTGGTAGGCGACGAGCAAAGCGGCGGCGTCTGCGGTTGGGGCGAGTTGCGCAAGGAGCAGTCAACGACTCTTTCGACTGGGCAGGTGAAGCGCTTCCGTATAGGCGGAGACACGAACATCGGGCTCGACATAAGGCCCTCGTCAACCTGATCAGAATTCAAAAAATGGCCGCCTCCGGGCGGTTTTTTTATGCCCGGAGAAAAGTATGACCGCTGCCCAACAAAAAGCCCTGACCAGGATTTTGCTCTCTGGCAGCCTGGCTAAAGCTTTCGGCCGTGAGCATTTTCGCCTACTTGAAACGGGTACGACCGCCGAAGCATTCAGTGCGCTGAAGCATACCGTAGAAGGTTTCGAGGACTTCATCCGAGACTCCGCACGCCGAGGCATTCGCTATGCGATTTTCCGGAACCGAGAAAACGTTAAAGAAGACGGATTCACTCTGAGCGGGACCACTGAGGTTCGAATTGTCCCGGTCATCGCGGGCAGCAAGAGCGGCGGGATTTTCCAGACTGTTGTGGGGGTTGTCCTGATTGTCGCGTCGGTGGTTATTACAGCTTTGTCTGGGGGCACGGCAACGCCATTTACTGCCGGGCTTATGTCCGTGGGTATTGCTATGACTATTGGCGGGGTAATTCAAATGCTCACACCGGTCCCCAAAGCGCCAGGACAGCAAGAGCAGGGTGTCACGGAGAATAAGCCGAGCTACCTGTTCAACGGTGCGTTCAATTCCACCCAACAAGGGCTTCCAGTCTCGCTGATTTTCGGTGAAATGTTGACCGGCTCAAGCGTTGTCGCTATCGGCACTTGGGCAGAGGCGATTCCCGTATGAGCGAAGTCATTGTTGGTTGCAAGGGTGGTGGCGGGAAAGGCGGTGGTGGCAGCGGTTCTGCACGTGCCGCCGTAGAGGCTCCGGATAGTTTTCGCTCTCGGCAGCATGTGCGCGTGCTTCATGCGATTTGCGAAGGTGAGATTGAAGGGATTGTCGGTGGCGACCAAGGTGTTTTCTTCGACGACGTTCCCCTGCAAAACACCGACGGTAGTTACAACTTCACGAACGTCGGTATTGATTTTCGCCCAGGTACGCAGTGGCAGGCATATATGCCGATCACGGGCTTGGAGGCTGAGCAATCCGTGGGAGTGGAGATGAAGCTCGCCATCCCAATTGAGCGGGCCGTCACCGACTCGGATGTTGACGCGGTTCGCATCACCGTCAGTACGCCTCAAATGTTCCAGCAAAGCACATCGAACGGCGACTACAGCGGTTCGTTTGCCGCTTTTCGAATTGAGGCAAAGGTGGGTAGTGGTGGGTGGATTCCGCTGTGCGCTGACTTGACGCTCAACGGCAAAACCATGAGTCGAACCCAGTTTTCTTACTACTTGCGCTTGCCGTTGTCCGGTGGGCTGCCGCGCTACGTCCGGGTTACGCGGGCTTCAGCTGACTCGACCAGTGCCGCCATCCAGAACCGAACCTTCTTTGACAGCATGACGCTTATCTGGGACGAGAAACTGCGTTACCCGAACACGGCGATGGTGGGTCTCTCGATCGACGCCCAACAGTTCGCCAGCATTCCGCGAATGGCGTTCCTGATCAAAGGCATCAAGGTTTTGGTGCCGAGCAACTACAACCCATTGACACGGGTGTACACCGGTTCTTGGAACGGCACCTTTATCCGCGCCTGGACCGATAACCCTGCATGGATCTGGTACGACTTGCTCACCAACACCCGCTATGGGCTTGGTGCGTTGCTCGACTCGACGCTTATTGAGAAATATTCGCTGTACAGCATCGCCCAGTATTGCGACGTGCTGGTGCCGGACGGATACGGCGGCATGGAGCCGCGCTTTACTTGCAACCTGGCTCTGACTGTTCAAGCGGATGCCTGGAAACTAGTCAACGATATGGTTTCGGTCTTCCGCGCGATCTGTTTCTGGGCTGGCGGATCACTAACTGCCGTCCAAGACGCGCCTCGGGCTAGTAGTCGCTATCCGTTTAACAATTCGAACGTGGTGGGTGGGGAGTTCAATTACCAGTCGGTCGCTTCCGATCAGCGCTTCAACGTAGCTGCGGTCACATGGAACGACCCACTGCAGCAATATAAACAGTCGGTTGAGATCGTAGAGCGTCCGGAACTGATCGCGAAGTGGGGACGGATCCAACAAACCGACGTTGTGGCTGTTGGCTGTACTTCTCGCGGACAGGCGCGCCGCCTGGGCCGCTGGCTGTTATATGCCGAAAGCGAAGCGGTGACGTTTGCCACTGGCGCGGATGGGGCTTTGCCTCTGCCGGGCGACATCATTGATATCGCGGACGCAAATCGAGCAGGCGCCAGAAACGGTGGACGGCTTCTGCCCGATAGCACCGCTTCGATGCTTCGTCTTGACGCGCCCATAGGCTTCGCTGGTGCTGGCGTGATTGGCGTGGTGCTATCGGATGGCAGCTATGCGACCGCGGCAGTCAGCATTGCTGCCGGTGCTTCGACTGTCGCCGTTTCCCCGCCGCTTGCGTCCAGTCCTTTGGCGTCCGCCCCGTGGACTTTCTCTACGGCGGCGCTAGAAACGCAGAAGTTTCGCGTTATCGGTACATCCGAAGGCGACGACGGCACCTACGGTATCAGTGCTCTCGCCTATGACCCCGACAAGTTCGACGAAGTCGAGTTTGGGACGCCTGACGTGGACAACCCGACCAGCATCGTCAACTTCGGTGCCCCGGACGCTGTAGGGCAACTGACGTTCCTTGAGTCGCTTTACGACACCGGCACCGGGCTGGCCGCGGCCAGGCTGACGGTCAGCTGGACACAGCCGGCGCGTGCGATGCGTTATGCGATTGAGGTCAAAAAGCCGGGCGGTAACTGGGAGTTTGTTGCTGAACTGTCGACGCCAAGCATTGATTTCGAGGCGGCCTCTTCCGGTGAATGGTCGGTCAGAATTACTCCGAAGTCAGTGCTTGGCATTCTAGGCCCAGCCTCTGTACAGACCTACCTGGCGCAAGCGTTGCTCGCTCCGCCCTCGGCGCTGGTCGGTCTGCGTCTGGACGTCATTAGCAGCGTGGCCACATTGGCATGGGATCCAGCTCCAGAGCTGGACGTGAAGCTTGGCGGTAGCATCAGTGTTCGCCATTCGCGCAACACGTCGTCGAACTGGGATGCTGCATTGCCGCTGACTGAAGTGGCCGGCCGCTCTACGTCCGCTGTGGTGTCGTTGCTGCCCGGCAAATACCTGGCGCGCGCCGTCGACTCCTCTGGCGTCGGCGGTCCGGTGACTGAGGTCTGGTCCGATGCTCAGGTGCCGCTGCCCACTAACGTGGTACTGACGGTTGCTGAATCGCCTGATTTCTTGGGCGTGGCCGTCAATGCCGAGGCTGTAGACGGCATTCTCAAACTGTCCGGTTCCGGCTTCTTCGATGACGTCCCTGACGTTGATGCGCTGGTGCCGGAGGTGGATAAATCTGGCGGCTCTTTACTCCAGTTCACCTACAGCTTCACCGCGCCTTCTGACCTCGGCTACGTCTACGACTGCCGGCTGACGGCCAACATCGAGGCCGCGCTTTACGACGACGGCACCTACATCGACTCCGTGGCGGATTTCGATTCGCTCATTGGTATTGATGGCGATCCGCCGAATGGGGCCTCTCTGTCGCTGTGGGTGCGCACCTCGGATGTGTCGCCTGCCGTGTGGTCGGCTTGGAAACCGTTTGTTGTCGGCGATTACCGAGCGCGACAGTTCGATTTTGAGCTGCGTGGTTCGGTGCTGCAGGGCAGTAACTGGATTGACGTCTCGACGCTTGAAGTTGTGATCGATATGCCTGATCGCATCGAGAGCGGGAATGACATCTCGGTGCCTGTCGGCGGTCGGACGATTACCTACGCCCCGCCATTCAATGCGCCGCCGGCCGTAAGCCTAACCGCGCAAGGCCTTGCGCCTGGCGATTACTTCGACGTTTCCGCCAAGACCGCCACGGGCTTCACGGTCTTCATTCGCAATTCCAGTGGGGTCGCCCAGTCAGGCCGCTCGATTGACTACATCTCAAAGGGATACTGACTTATGTCGCAACATGATATGACGCTGGATAACGCCCCGGGCGTGGTGTTCCGAGGTGACGCGAATAACGCGCTCAAGGCTCTGGCATCTCAGAGTGGCGGCCCGTCAGCACCTGGTGCCACGTTTCCAAGCCAGCTCTGGGCGGATACCGGTACTGGTCGACTGAGGCAGCGCAACGCTGCGAACTCGGCCTGGCTAGACCGTGGTCCGCTCGACGCAACGCTGCGCGACGCCGCTTCAGAAGGGACTTATGCCGCTGATACCGGCGCCGTGAATGCTTTCGCCTGCAGTTTCGTGCCAGCGATCACGGCTCGAAACGAAACCACACCCCTGCGATTCAAGGTTGCCAATGGCAATACCGGGGCGTGCACCATCAATGATGGGGTCGGCACTGCTCCGCTGGTTGGTCCAACGCACGCGGCGCTGCAAGGGGGAGAGACCGTTGCCAACGGTATAGCGCTGATCCAGTGGAACAACTCGATTGGCGGTAGCGGCGCGTATGTCCTGGTGTTCTGCACTGGCGCTGCGGGGCAGGTTGTAAATCAGCAGCTCATTGCATTTACCACCGCGGGAACAGCGCCTGCCTTCACGTTGACGCCTGTTCCAGCCATTCCCGGGTATGCAGCCCCTCAGCGGTTCAGCGTGAAGTTCAGTGCAGCGGCCCTGACAGGTGGGACCTTGAACGTTTCGGGTCGGGGTCCAAAAAACCTGAAGCAATACGACTCAGCAGGCAACAAAGTTTCCGCAATTATCGCTTCGGGGCAAATTTCAGACGTTGAATATGACGGCACAGACTGGTTGGTGCGTGACCCGCTTCCTCCAGCGTCTTCTGTAGATCCTTGGCTCATGCAGCCAATTGGCGTACCGATCCCTGTCTTTGACCACTTGGCGGGTGTCTCCATCCCGTCGACGACGGCCGCCTATCGGTACATCAAGTTGACCGCGTCAGACAGCTACAACTCGGGCGTATTGACGTCGGAGAGCGTGACCGGATCGGCACCGCTGGTGCTGGCTTCAGCGACAATTAACTTGGCTGGCAGCCCTATCAACGGACTGTCGGTCAGCTTGATCAATACCGAGCGCCGCTCGCTCCGCCCCGGTTCGAGCGGCACGCTCGAAAACGACCAGGCGCAAAGCCACACGCACGGTCCATTGCTTTTCTGGACCACTGGGTCGGGCGCTCTTGCAGGTGGCGGCGGTATTGGTTACTACCAAAGCATCACTGCTGGCGCGCCAGTAGACGTAGGTTCTGGCACCCCGCGAGTTGGTTCTGAGAATCGGCCCAAGAACATCGGCGCCACCTACTATATGAGGATCAAATAATGCCGTATGCAGCGGATGGGAAGATCGCCGTCGATGATTTTGATGGGTCTATTGAAATCACCGAAGCGCAATATGCGGAAGCTCTGGAAGGGATGCTAAATGGACTTTGCGTGACGATAAGCGGCGGTTTTAAAGTCGCGCCGCCTGAGCCGCTTCCAATCCCGCCTGAGCCAGAACTGACCCCAGCTGAAATCGAGGCGACGGCCTTCGCGGTTCTGTATTCGAAGCAGCGGCAAGCGCTTGCGCAGATCAGCGCAATTCAGTCGCGGGTTGATGCGCTGAATTACCTGATTAACGACCAGGATCCTGACGACCCCGATTATCTGGAGCCGACTGGAGCAGAGATTGCCGAGCTTCCGGTGCGTAAGGCTCAACTCAAACTGTGGAATTCCTACCGCGCCAAGCTGGGACGGGTAACCGGACTTGCCGGCTGGTATCAGACGCCAGCTTGGCCGGTGATACCGGAGCCGTATACCTCTGAAATGTCCGCAGAGGTTCCTCTAGCCTCTTAACTAACCACCCAAAATCACACAACCGCAAAAGCGGTTTTTTTGTGCCTGGAGAAAAGTTATGCCCGCAACCGAAAATGATCGCGACATCCTTGCGCGCACCATCTGGGGCGAGGCTCGCGGCGAGTCGATGGCCGGCAAAATCGCCGTGGCCTGGACGATCCGCAATCGCGTTTTCGATGGAAAGGATAAGTCGTGGTGGGGTGAGGGGTACGCCGGTGTCTGCCAGGCCAAGTACCAGTTCAGCTGCTGGAACAAGGGCGACCCGAATTACCCGTTCCTGAGTGGCGCGCGGCAGATCCCGTTCCGCGAGTTGGCTCAGTGTCGCGTTGTGGCTGACCAGGTGGTTGACGGCAACGTGCCGGATCCTACCAGCGGCGCCACTCACTATTACGCGATCGCAATGAAGGTGCCGCCAGCCTGGGCGTCGAAGGCTAAGCAGACGCTGCATCTCGGCGGCCACGTTTTCTTCAAGGATGTGCCCTGAGCTCAGGGCTGATTTTTTCTGAATGCTTCCTGCAATTGCCGTTGCAGTATGTCGTTCTGTGATTTGACCAACCTCAGGCTGTTGATCTGGCTCAGCTGCTCCGACGTTTCGGCCTGCAGGTTGGCCATCCAAATGTTCTTCCGCTGGATCTCGGCGGACAACTGGTCGTTCATGGCAATGAGCCCGGTAATGTTTTCCTTCGCTGCGCGCAGTTCCAGCTTCAGCGCCTGGATGTCTTCCTCGAGCATGCTCGCGTAATGCTTCACGGTTTCGAGCTGGGTCGGACACCCAAGCCAATCGCTGGTGTCTTCGATTTCGTACGGTTCCACGGTGAGGCCTTATCGATACTGTTTGTATATACAGTAATCGAGGCGTGCTGATTGGGCGAGGGGTGGGCGACGAACAGCTCATCAGTCCGGCGTCATGAGTACGGCCAGCGTCAGTTTGATGAACTCCTCGTTCTTGTCGATGGTGTCC